CAATCTAAAAAATTCAAAAAGTTTTAACCACATATACCCAATATCAAACTCAAACCAACGTTTACTAAGTTTGACATTAGCTGGTTCTAAGTGATGGTTATTATGAAGTTCTTCACCACCAATAACAATGCCAAGAAAACTGATATTGCGACTATTATCTTTTGTATCTCCATTTCTGTATCCCCACCAATGACCTATACCATTAATGACTCCTGCCGCCCAGAATGGTATCCATATCATTTGAATAGCCCAAATCAATATACCCATCCAACCAAAGAGCAATACATTGAATAAAAACAATATACTAATTCCTAACCTAGAATGGGCGCTGTATACATTTCTCTCTATCCAATCGTCAGGTGTACCCACACCATATGTGTTAACCATACCTTTATCTTTTGATGCTGTATGATATAAAGATGCTCCTTGTGTAAGCACTTTAAGTATTCCAAACACATGAGGGCTATGCGGATCACCTTCAATATCGCTGTACCTATGATGCTTGCGATGTATAGCTACCCATTGTTTAGTAACCATACCAGTAGTTAACCATAACCAGAAACGCATAAAGTGTTCTAATATAGGATTAAATGTTATTCCTTTGTGTGCTTGTCCACGATGTAAGAATAATGTGACACATATAATTGTTATGTGAGTGACGATAAGTGTATATAAAATTTCTATCATAAAGTATTTAACCCAACAAAAAAGGCTCCGAAGAGCCTTTGATGTAAACTTCCCATCCCGAAGGGTAAAAGTTTTGATTCCGATTTATTGGAATGTTAGATTCTGAACAGCAATCTCACCAACGTAATCAGCCGCATTACCGAAAGATGATGCAGTGTTAGTTAATTCGATGTAACCATAACGTGTCATGAATGATACGACTGGTTCGAATGTTGCTGGATCTAGAACAACACCAGAACTCATCAATGGAATGTATGGGCAATAGAATGCTGCCGCATCAGTCTCAGATGAACCCTTGTATCCAACTAGAACAGGTGTTGTGTCTGGAGCATAAGAGTCAACGAAAACTCTCATTGCACCGTTCAATGTACCAACAAACTTAGTGTTTGTAGGTGCTTCAAATGTACCTTCTGTTGTACGTGCGAAAGCAGAAGTAGTTGCAGATTGCAATACTGTCAATGCCGCGCTAGATACAACTGCCCAGTTACCTGCACCACGACGAGTGCGTTGTGCAATCAAGTTAGCAACACGGTTGATTAGAACAGCTAAGGCAGCGTGTTCATCACCAACGTAAGTAGCTGTACCAGATACTGTAGCTTGGTTGTATGTGTACTCAGTTGTAGCTAAAGTACGTAGAGATAATAGAATCTCTTGGTCGATTTCAGCAGTAATTTCTTGTGCTAGAGCAGCCATAATTTCTGCTTCAACGTCAATACCATGTTGGCTTTGAGCGTCTTGAGCCGCTTCAAATGTCCAACGTGCTTGTAACTTACGTGACTTAGCTTCAACAGCTTGACGTAGAATTTGTACGCTGATTTGACGACCACCGTTACCTTCTAAAGCCGCTGTGTTGTTACCAGTATAACCAGTAGCTGTAGCGTCATTAGATGGTTGGCGTGAATATGCTTGAGCAATAGTGAATGGGCTCAATGCTTCTTGACCAGCAGTTACGCTAGTTGCGGCAGCAGAGTTGTCCACTAAGTTTTGTGCATAACGAACACGTAGTGTATGGATCTGACCAACTGGGCCAGTCATTGGCTGAACACCTACCAACTCGTTAGCGATAACTGTTGGCATAACACGACGGATAACTGGAAGAATCACACGGTTTAATGTAGCGATGTTACCAGATGTAGTTGTTCCTGCTGTAGATTCAGCAAGTAGTTGTTTCTTAGTATTTTCTAAGATAACACCCATAGTTGAGCGGCGAGTGCCCTTTAAGCCTTCTAACAGAGCTTCCTTGGTCTCGTCCCAACGGCTTTCTAATAGAACTTTTGACATTTATATTTCTCCTAATCTATGTCTTTTTAATTAAAGCCCTGCCAGACGCTTGAGGTCAATAACATTGCTGTTTTCTTCGACTTCAACTTCTTGTTTGGCAGATTTATCACCAGTAATTTCTTTCATAACTTTAGACTCAGATAGAGTTTGCTTTTCAGCAACTTTCTTTTCTGTTCCAACGTTAAGAACCGCTGGTAGATACTTATCGAAAGCGGCTTGCAACTTTGTTGTTTGCACACTTTCTAGTAAGCTACGCATTGTCGTTGCTTTTTCCTCATTTAGAGTTCCAAGCAAATCACCCATCAACTTTTCACGTTGATTAGATTCTTTGATAATGCGAACTTCACGTTCTTTTGATTCTACTAATTTCTTAGTATTCTCGATTTGTTGTTGTGATTCGGCTAATTGTTGTTCTTTCTCAGCTAATTGTGACATTAGCTTGCGTGTTTCTTGTTTCTCATTTAAATGAGTAACAGAGAACTCGCTTGCGAAAGATTCGAAAATACGACGACCAAAATTGTTTTCTTTTGCAACTTTGATGTCCTCTTTCAATTGACCTAGTTCACCCTTTAATTGACCTGCTACAGCGGCGCTAACTTTCTTAGCAGATTCAGCAACGAAACGTGCCTTCAATGCTTCCAATTGTTTGCGACCTTCAGCAACTAATTTAACCTTAGCTTCAACAACTGCTTGTTTGTCTTGTGCGAATTCTTTAATCTCACGTGCAAGAGCATGAACAATAAATTGTTCTAGCTTTTGCTGACTTTCTTTAGCAATAATACGGTCAGTACGTAATTCTTTGATTTCTTCAGCTAGTTTAGTAACCATGAAATCATTGAATTTTGTAGCGTTCTCACGTAATTGTTGTTGTGCTTTTACACGGTCTTCATTCATTGCTTGCTTCTCAGCACGGAATTCTTCAATTTCGCCTGTTAAGCTGTCTGTAACCATCTTGTCAAGGGCTTCAACCATCACAAGTCTGTCATGTTCATAACGCTGTGCGAATTCTTCGTGTAATTCAGCACGTACTTGTTCGCGGGCTTCATTCAACTTTGATTCCCATGCTTCATTTAACTGAGCACCGACTTCATTGTCAATTAGACCACTCTCAAGTAATGGTTTGATAGCATCAAACATTCTTGTTCCCCTTATTTGATTTTGAGATCCTTGATGAGGCGCATTACTTCCTCTTTCAAGAATTTCTCTACTTTTTTGTCGCCTCTTGCTTCCCTTGCAATATCCAACATTCTATGACCATGACGCATATTCATCATGCCTTCATAAATTGCTTTTGGATACGCATTTGGTGCGCTAGGTTGTGCAACAATATCCACAGTGACTATCTCAAAGTCACTTACTTTGCCGTTCAAATCGTCAACGTTTCCGCTACCACGACTTGATACGCCGAGTTTCACACCACTCTCCAACATAGTTTCAACTAACTTACCCATTGGAGTTGGTAAAATCTTTAATTTGCCGAAGCCGTTAGCACCGTCCATCCACATAGATGTAATCATATGTGATACACGGTCTAAGTTAATCTTTAAATCATCTGGATGATCCACTTCGCCTAGAACTGAATATCCCTCTTGAATCTGCTTGTTCAATGTCTCTACTGCATTCTCAATTTCAGACACAGGGTAAACACGCTCATTAGCGTTCTTTACCCCACCCTGAATGAAGATGCCTTTCATATAAAGGCTCTTCAATGCACCTTCACCTGAACTCTCAACAACCATGCTAGCACGGTCGAAAGTCAGATGCTCTTTGAGATACAAAGCCATTTCTCGCAGATTCCTTTACTTAACAATCTTTTTTACAGTCTTTTTAGACTCAGCAACTGGGCTACGTACTTTACCCGCTTCATCTTTAGTAACTGGCTTAGGTGCAGACTCTAGGTCTTGACCTGCTTGTGCCGGAGCATTTTTCCACTTGTTAGCATCTTTTACAGATGTTTCACCTTTAGAATATGCATTGCTTGGGCCTTTTGGTCCTGTTGGAACTGATTCACTAGCACCACTGAACTTAACTGGCTTAGAATCCATACCAGCTTGGCCGCTGTTGTTTAAGTTTGTACTTTTTGTTTGAACACCGTTGTCACCGTGTGTTACAGAAACTTTCTTTAATGCAATCGCTTCCATAACTTCTTCTTCCATGTCTTCGGCTTCTTCTAATTCGTATCCACCTTCCATCATGTCATCGGCTTCTTCTTCGCCCTCTTCTTCACCGGCTTCGAAATCTTCTACACCGTCTACTTCAGCGTCATCCTTACCCATGATATCTTCAAATTCTGCCATTAGTTGGTCTAGTTTATCTTCTAGGTCAACTACACGGTCTTCTAAATCTTCTTCACCATCTTCGTCATCTTCACCGTCTTCGATGTCGATTACTTCATCTTCTTCAGAATCTAAATCTAGATCCTCTTCTTCTGTCATGCCTTCTTCTTCGACATTGATTTCGTCTAATAGGTCACCAACTTGGCCGCCCATTCCTTCTTCCATAGATTCTTCGTCCATCATAGACTCATAAATCTCGCGGGATTTTTCAACTACGATATCGTGAAATAACGCACGTGCTTGTTCTTCGTTCTCATTGATAATCAAATCAATAAGTTGTTCAAATTTTTTGTTATCCATTGTTAATTTCTCCTGATAAATGGCTTTGTAGATTTATTTATAGCGTATATGGAAAAACAGCACAATAAGTGCTGTTTTTTTGCGTTTTTGCCTAGTATAACTATCTATTGTGGCTGTTTGATATTAAACAGTCGGTGTTTCAGCTTGAGCCTTCACTCCATACTGTTCGTGAACCTTCTTTAAATAGTTCACTTTTTCATAATTTCTCACATCATTCATCTTACGTAATTTACGAATTTGCTTTAGTGTAAGTTTGGTTTTACGACTTTCACGCCACTTAGGACTAGAGTTATCAGACTCAACATCTTGATAACCTGGGGGTGCCGGATCAAACATTTCAAATAATTTCATATAATTATTTATCTAATTACATTCCATTACCAGCTGGTGCCGGTGTTCCTGGACCCTGTGTTGCAGGTTGTGGTACTTGTAAACCAGCTAATTCTTCACCTGTAGCAGGCTCTTGTTCACCTTGTTCAGCTTCTTCACCTGTTTGTATATCAGTTTCAATATCACCTGAACTAATACCAATACTACGTAAGTCATTTCCTTGAGGGTCAACTTGAATTTCTTTATTATTTTCCTCACGCCATAATTTTTCGTTTTTGTTAATTTCTTCTTCAGTTAAACCTAAGAAGCGTTCTAACATAAAACGTTTACTCATATATGGATATTGTTCAAGTGATGTAAATGTAGAAACACGTGCTGTATCTAATTCAGTTTGACGATATGCCGCAAAGTTTTGTGGTGGATTAAACTCTAATTCAAATAGACCAGAGTCAATATTCAAGCCTCTCCAACGTAAGAATAATTTAAATTCTTCGTCAAGTTTACGACAGATATAGTTCTGTAATCGTTCGCAATATTGATTGAAACGGAACTCTTGAATCATAGCTGTACCAACACGACCATCACTTAATGGTGTTGTGTTGTCATCAGGCCCAGTAGGTAAATAACTACTTGGAACACGTAGACCACGT